AAAAATCTGTTTAGCTTGTTTAAGCTCGTTTTCTAAATACTCGTTTCTCTTTTGTAACGCTTGTATTTGTTCGTTTTGAAATTTGATTAAATCATCCATTGTTTACATTTTTAAAAGTTTCGTTGTAGTATTGCTCTGCGCCTTTGTCCATTCTTTCACTTTCGATAAAACCTTGCGCATAAGCATCAATTATCTGCTCCTTTTCTATTTCTTTTGCTTTTAAAACATCTTCAAAACTTATTCTTGGATAAAGATAAATATCCGTTTCTGTCTTTTTTAAAGTGATTTTTTCGATAAACAAATCTAATGCTGTTTTCATAATATAAAGATTAAAGTTAATATTAAAAACACTATTGATAAGGCAATCAATGCCTCTGCTCCCGCTTTGAGAATAAATCTCAATTCTTTTTTGTCTTGTGGTGTCATAACTCTTTAATTATTTGGTTAACTTCAATCTGCAACTTTGCTAGTTTTACTTCCTGTTCAAACAATAACCCGAAAGCAACGCTACAATCTTGTAACTCTTCGATTTCACGCACTAACTGTTTCAATCTTGAAACAACATTAGCTTTGATTATGGTATCATTCATTGTTTATTAGTGTAAAGCATTAATATTTGTGAGCCATTTAATCCAGCAGTTGATTTTAGCAATTCTGAAAACTCCGCATTTTTACGTCTGTTTTCAGCTTGTACCTTTGTCATTTCATCTTTGATAGCGTAAAGAACTTTAAAGTATCTATCAACTTTATCCGAATAGACATAATTTTTATTTACTATTCTTTCATACCTGTTGTGCAATGTTTCTAATCTACTCATTAGTTCTACTTTTTAATGCCTCGTTTGCGCACTTTGTAAGTGCATCCGCTTGAAGCTGGTTAATAAATTCACTACATTTTTTTTGGATTTTCTCCTCACCAATTAAATCAATAGTTGAACGTTTGGTGTAAACCCTAACCAACGTCTGTTTGTCGTTAGGGTCGATTTGTTTTCTGCCTCTCTTTGCCATATTAGTTATTTTACAGTTTTTAAAATGAAATCAATCGCATCGTTAATATCTTCATTGTAAAAAATAGTAAAATCTGTTCCAGTAGATGAAGAAGCTCTTTTAACAACAAAAGAAAAATCAGAAGATGAATGATAAACAGTTCCTTGTTTGTGGTCTGCAATTCTAACTGATTTATCGTTTAAATCAAAATATTTACCATTAAAATAAGAGCATAAAGAAGATAATAAAAGTTGTTGTCTTTCGATTTCATAATCTTCCATATCTAATTCTCCGTTATCTTCTCTTTTGTTAATGATTTCTAATTCTGTGTAAAAATCATTAATTGCTTGTGTGTTAAAAGTTTTCATAATTTCTATTTGTTTTATTATTACCATACAAAAATAAAACTATTTTTATAATAAAAAAATTATTTAATAATTATTTTATAAATATTTTATTATTTATATTGATTATAAATAAAAAACCCCCGCATTTCTGCGAGGGTAATTAACCAAAATCAAAACTTATTATATGAAAGTGTAAAAGTAATAATTTTTTTTTATAAGTTTGTTAAAAATTTAAAATATTTATACTATGGAAGTAAAAGTTATTAGAAGTTACACCGACAAAGAATTAAATCGCAATATGCAAATCGGTGACGTTATCGATGTAACAAACGAAAGAGCAAAGTTACTAATTGAAAAAGATTATGTAGTAGCTTTGCAAGTTGAAACAACTGAACCAATAGATGGCGGAAGTTCAATAGAAAGTTTAGGCAAACCAAAAAGGGTTAAAGTTAAAAAGTAATATGCTCCAGGAACTTGTGAAACATCAAGACCAACTTTTGAAAATGGCAATCTCTATTTGCAAGTCAGAGGAAGTTGCTCAAGATGTTTTGCAAGATACTTATATCAAATTACACGATAGTGGTAAAAAGTTTGAGGAAGTAAACACTGGTTACATTTACTTTACAATGAAGTCTATCTTTTTAGATAGCGTTAAGCAATCAACAGGTAAAAATAGATTTATACCAACTGAAACTTTTACTAACTTAGCCGAAGATTTAGAACCAGCAAAAGTAATCGTTTACAAAAATTTAAGTAATTTTGAAAAAAGATTAATCGATGCACTCTTTGGTAGAGAGATTACAAATGATAAAAATGAAATTGTAAAAACTTTTGAGGGAAGTAATAAACTTAAACTAAGTCGTGATACAGGAATACCCTATAAAACAATTTGCAAAAGGTTTAATATTTTAAAAAATAAAATATATTTTGAAACTATTTAAATACACAAATCATCATCTAAATTATACTATTATTTTATTTAATAAGTTTTTTATTTATTATGTAAAAAAAGCTGGTGTTAAATATTGGTATAAAGATGCAGTGCCTTTTATTAGATTACATTGTTATAAATTTTAAAAAATATGCTTGGAGATGCAATAGCAAAAGTAACTCACGCTTTAGGAATTGAACAATGTGATGCCTGTAAGGAACGACAGCAAAAGCTAAACCGATTATTTGGTTTCAAAAGTCCATCGCCAATGACTGAAAAGGACAAAGAGTTTATGGCACGTTTTTTGGAATGGTACAACGATATACCAATACCGATTGATAAGGTTAACGAGATGCTGGAAGCGGAGCAAATATGGTTAAGACTATTCAAAGTCAACACAGGGCAATGCCGAAGCTGTGGCGTACACTATCAAAGAGCATTTATTAACGATTTAATTAAATTATATGAAAGTTACTCAAACTAATACAGGGCTTTATTTTCACGAGATGAAAATAGGTAAATTATATCATAAATTATTATCTAAAGACAAACACACAAAAGAAGAATTTATAAAAAAACTAAAACAATGAAAAAACTATTAAACAAATTAGGACTATTTACTGAAAAAGATTTGGTAACTTTTGGCAATCAAATGTCAGAAAAAAAAGGAAATGAAAACGCTAAAAAAGTTTGGCATTCAGACATCGAAAATTTTAAACGCACACTTTTAATTTTACTTGTAACAATCTTTACAAGTTGTTCAGCCGAAGAGGTTGTAGAGCCACAAGGTAACATCTGTATTAAATCTTACTACGTTTACAAGCCGATAGGTTATCAAGGTGGAACGTGGGTGTGGGATTATGTATTTCAATATTCCGAAGCTACAACACTCCCAGCGACAAATGGTTATGTATTGATAAATAACTCGAATTATTATACTGTTCAATGTGATTAATCAACTTTTTTCAGATGGAAGAAAAAAAACAAAATGGTGGTAAAAGAGAGGGAGCTGGTAGAAAACCAAAGATTGATGAAATAACATTAATCGAAAGTATGGATGCCGTTTTAGTTCCTAAGGTAGCTTGGGAAAAGTTGGCAGTTAAAGTAAAAGAAAACGATGTACAAGCTATTAAGACTTGGTTAAGTTATCGATACGGTATGCCAAAGCAAACAGTTGATAATAATACTAACTTAAACATAAACGATTTCAATTTAAAGGATGTAATTAAATTTAAAGAGTAATGAAAGATTGGAATCCACATTATATTGATTACAAAAAAGGGATTATTGTATATTATGAGAAAAGTTGGTATTGCAACACAAATAAAATAATACATAAGACAGAAAAAGAATATTTAAAATGTAAATATTGTAATGTAGTTGATAACACTAAACAGTAAATATTATCCTTTATTTGAAAACGACACAAGGTATTTTATTATAACAGGCGGTCGAGGTTCAAGTAAGTCATTTGGGGTTGGTACTTTTACCAACCTTTTGTCATTTGAGCAAGGCCATAAAATACTATTCACAAGGCAAACGATGACCTCAGCGCATTTATCAATTATTCCAGAATTTCAAGAAAAAATTGATTTAATGGAACTCAATGCTTTATTTGAAATTAACAAATCAGAAATTAAAAACCTACAAAGCAAATCAGATATTATCTTTCGAGGCATACGAACTTCCAGCGGTGACCAGACTGCAAACCTCAAATCATTGCAAGGCGTTACAACTTGGATTTTAGATGAGGCAGAAGAGTTAACTGATGAAACTACCTTTGACAAAATCAATTTATCAATTAGGCAAAAGGGCAAACAGAATAGAGTTATTTTAATTTTAAACCCAGCAACAAAAGAGCATTGGATTTATAAACGCTTCTTTGAAGATAGAGGCGTACAAGAGGGATTTAATGGTATTAAAGATGATACAACCTACATACATACTACCTACTTAGATAACATAGATAATTTAGATGATAGCTTTATAAACGAGGTTAAAAGAATTGAATTAACCAATCCCGAAAAGTATAAACATCAAATATTAGGTGGATGGTTAAACAAAGCTGAAGGAGTTGTTTATTCTAACTGGCGTATTGATGAATTTAAAGAAGTAAGTAAATCAATTTACGGTCAAGATTTTGGATTTAGCATTGACCCGACTACCTTAGTTCAAGTTTCAATAGACAAAGAAAAGAAAATTGTTTATGCAAAGGAATTACTTTATAAAGCTGGATTAACTACAACTGAAATATATACTTATAATAATCGATTTTGCGGGGCAAATAATTTGATTATAGCAGATAGTGCCGAGCCAAGACTTATAAGCGAATTAAAGCAACGTGGATTGAATATCAAAGGTATTGACAAACCAAAGATAATTGACCGTATTGCATTACTTCAAGACTATGAAATAATAATTGATAAAGATAGCATCAATTTAATTAAAGAGTTAAACAACTACGTTTGGCACGATAAGAAATCAGAAACCCCGATAGATGACTATAACCACTTACTCGATGCCTTAG